TTGTAATTGCTCTTGTAGGTATTCCAGTTGTCGTACAATTTCTTCGGGCACAAGACGAGCACCGACTTATTGCGGTTCTCGTAATACTTGATGACCGAAAGGGCGGTGAATGTTTTACCGAGACCCACACTGTCAGCAAGGATGCAGCCGTTATATGTCTCCAGCTTATTGATGATGGCCAGTGCTGCGTCCTTCTGGAAGTTGTAGAGCTTATTCCAAATCTGCGAAGACTTGAACCCCGTGGCTTCATTCGGCAGCACATCTTCGCTGATGTCCTCCAAGAACTCATTGAAAATGTTGTAGAGCGTGACAAAATAGATAAAGTCAGGCGCATTCTCCTTATACACATTTTCGATGTTCTCAATGATGGCCTCGGTAACGTCGGCGAAGTTCTCTTTGTCCTGCCAGAAATCATTGAAGTTCTTCAGGTAAGCATCGCTGATGGGCGACGGCAGACGCTGGATAAGCTGGAAGATATTGTTGCCGCGTTCACAGCCCAGTTCCGTTGTCGTGAACTCGTTGAACGGCATGTAGGTCATTAACTCTCCGTCTGTCTTCACGTTTAGGAACCCCGGCATCTGCATCTGCGAGACATTCGTCTTGAAGCGTACCTTCTGACGAATCCAATCAGCACACTCTTTGGCTATGGCACGCTGCGTAAGGTTGTTACGCAGTTTGATTTCAAAGTCAGAACCATACAGGGTGCGCTCACGATTCAGTTTGGGGATATAGAACTCTCGCTTCTGTTTCTTTGCCCGTTCCTTGTTGAACGTTGGAGAAGTGAATATGAACCGCAATTCGTCAACCTGCTCTAATTCCTTCTGCAAGGCTTCAAAAGCGTAGATTGAGAAGGAAGCAGCAGCCATAGAAATCTTTGAACCCTGTTTCAAAGTTGCTTTCAAGTCATCGATAACCCTCTGCGTTATGTTGTCGAATTGCTTCGGTAAATCCATATTCAAAAAGCAACTCCCCCGACAGTGTCTCGACGGGCGACCAAACCCTTAATAACACTGCGGAGGAGTCTTTTATATTGTTTTGCCTTTCGGCTATTGAGGTCTATTTTCGAGCATGTGCGCGTATGCAGGTGCGTGTGCGCTCATGTATTACTTGCAAAAGTACAAAAATTCTCACAGACACCGCTCAAAAATCTCAGATTTTTAGGCTTATTTATGTGTTTAGGGAGTATTTTCTGCAATAAAGGGGCCAAAAACGACGATTTTGGCTCAAATAATAGCATATTATTTGGCAAATTATCCCGTTACCGCGTTAAAGTACCTTTACGCTACGGTGAAATCGGCAGAAATTGTGTACCTTTGCGTTTAGAATGAGACTGAATAAGGACATACAGAAGCTGGCAGACGAACGGGCACGGAAAGAGGGATATTTCTGTGCGTCGTACTATGGCCGTGACGGAGAAAAGTTCATATTCCTGCCCATGCGTGCCGATAGTCAGGAACGTACTGAAGGGCTGTTTGTGTATATTGTAGTGAAGGGCATGAAAGCCCGCATCCACAGGGGACTGAACTACAACGGCCTGGCAGGGATAAAACGCAGGGACTTTTACCGCGGACGTACCATCTACAAGGAGTTTGAACGTAAGTATGCCCATGACGACTTCGCCAACGACGAGGAGCGCGAGTATATCAGTGCGATAGTGCAGAACCAGCGCCCGGGCTATGACGTAGCTGTAGCCAAATGCACGCTCTATGACTATCTGGAGATAGCCGAGCGCTTCGGCATGAAGTTGGATTTAGAAGTGGAAGAATGGACAAAAGAGCGAAACGACGGATGGGAGTATTATGTAGTATTGAAAGAATTTGAGCATGAAAAGTATAAAACTGATAAAGGGTGAGTTTGAAGAGAAGGTTGACCTTCTCTTAGCTCCAGGCATTCGTGCTGGTTTTCCTTCGCCTGCGGAGGACTACCTGCGTGAGAGCCTTGACTTCAACCGTGACTTGATACGGCATCCCGAAGCCACCTTCTACGGAAAGGTAGAGGGTGACAGCATGGAGGATGCCGGTATCAATAACGGAGATATAGCTGTTATTGACCGCAGCGTAGAACCCCAGCACGGCGACGTCGTGGTGGGCTATGTCAATGGAGAGTTCACCATTAAGTTCCTTGACCTGACTCACAGGGAAGAAGGCTATATCGAACTTTGTCCGGCCAACAAAAACTATCAGCCCATCCGCATCGACGAGAATACCAAATTCGAGGTGTGGGGCGTGGTCGTTTGGACGATTAAGAACTGGAAAAGATAATTATGAATGAAGTGATAAACATCGACGAGAAGAACTACGGTGATTATCGAAACCTAAACATCGTCGCCTTTTCTCTTGCTTTTGGGGGAGCCATGGGCAGCCCCGGGGAGATTTTGGTTGTTTCCAAAGAAGCACTTGTTTATAGCATGAATTACGTTTATGGGAACATGACAATTGAAATGTGCTTTGAAGTCTGTCCTCCATTGAAAGATTGCAAATTTGGAATGTTTGATGTAGAAAAAACACCGAAAGGATGGAAGGGGGCAAGATTAGGTATGGGCAATTTTTTAGTTCTTGCAGAACCCATATATAATCACCTTAAAGGTGAACTTCTCGAAATACCGCCTCATATTCTATATGGCAAATGGCTGGGCATGGTATTAGATTGTATTAAGAAGTGATAATGCAAGATTTGTGAACTTATGTACGGCATCGTGGACTGCGATAACTGCTATGTCTCGTGCGAAAGAGTCTTTCGCCCAGACCTTAACGGAGTACCCGTCGTTGTTTTGTCGAACAACGACGGTTGCGTAGTGGCCCGCAGCAACGAGGCAAAGAAGATGGGCATCAAAGCCGGAACTCCTTATTTCCAGCTTGCCCAACAATTTCCCAACCAGAAGATAGCCGTGTTCTCCAGTAACTACGAGCTATATGGAGAACTCACGGGGCGAGTAGTGGAGATCATCCGTCAGGAAGCCCCTGCCTATTTCCGCTACAGCATCGACGAGTGCTTTGTCTATTTCGATGGCTTTGCGGATGCAAACCTGAAGGAATGGGGCGAGAACCTGCACAAGCGTATCAAGCGCAGTGTCGGTATGCCAGTCAGCATCGGCCTTGCCCCGACAAAGACCTTGGCGAAGATGGCCAGTCACTTTGCGAAGAAGTACCCTGGCTATCGTCACTGCTGTCTTATCGACACCGAAGAGAAGCGGAAAAAGGCGTTGAAACTTTATCCCATAGATGAAGTGTGGGGCATCGGACGAAGGTATGCCGCCAAGCTGCAGAGCCTCGGAGTGCAGACCGCCTACGACTTTGCCGAGCACCATGGGGACTGGGTGCGCACTACCTTCAATAACATTGTCATCTATAGGACATGGCAGGAACTCAACGGTGTGGATGCCGTGCCCAATGAGGAGATGGCAAAGAAGAAAAGCATCTGCACGAGCCGTAGTTTCAATGGCATGGTGACTGACCTTGACACCTTGAAGACCCATGTCTCAAACTACGCTGCGCGATGTGCCGAGAAACTGCGACAACAAGGCACTGTTGCCAGTATTGTCAGCGTGTTCCTTTACACCAATGCTTTTCGTGAGGACTTGCCTCAGTATTGGAACTTTCAGGAAAAACGGCTGACTGTTGGCACCAACAGCACCATTGACATAGTGAAAGCCGCCAACGAAGTGCTGGAGAGCATCTACATTCAAGGCTATCACTATAAGAAAGCCGGTGTCATCGTCATGGGTATTGGACCCAATTCGCCCATGCAGTTAGACCTGTTCGACTACAATGCCGAACAGTTCCAGAAGATGAAACGGCTTGATGCAGTCATCGACCGCATCAACAAAGTCAACGGTAGTGAGACCGTCGTGCTTGGCTCCCAGCAATACACACAGAAGGACGGCAAGGGTAAAGCCGAAGTCTTTGCCAATGCCATCAAACATGACTTCAGAAGTAAAAACCCAACGACCCGTTGGAGTGATATAATTCAGCTCAAATAACTATGGAAGAGAAAGATTTGAAAGGTTTTGAGTACATCGGTGATGTACCTGCCTATAACAAAACATTGGCAGATAAAGAGCAACTGCCACTTTATGTAAAAGTAGTTGGCGGAATAATGTTTTTCGCTACTGAAACTACAAAAGGATTAGAGCCTGTTGTGCGTGTAGAACAAGCTAAAATAGAGACATACAACAAGGGAGATTTTACTTACAATGCAATATGTAAGGATTCTCTCTTCTTGATGCTTCCAAACTTTTAATCCTTTTTTACATCACTCCACCCATATCCACAGCAACATATTCTTGTTGTGGAAACTTCTCACACCCTATGAACAGCGTATCGAAGGCATCTGTGCCGTCGGTACGGTGTTCCAATCTGTCTTCTTCCGTCTCTGCCAGCTTTTCACCGGCTTTGTTCTTGTGAAACCCATTGCGCCCACGGCTAACGCCAGCCGCCTGAACAGCGAGGATAAGGTCATCGTTATTCTGGCGGTTGAAGAACGGCATGAGCCGTTGCTTCCCTGCGAAAGCCTGGTTGATGAGCAGGTACTTCTCATCATGTCGCATCGGATTTCCGAGATACACGTCAATGACCGTCCAGCCATGGCGTTCAAACTCATGGATGATCACCCAACGAAAGTCCTGTTCGTTGACCGCATAGTTTGACCCTAAGGCTGTAGTGTCATAATAGAAAATCACCGTCTTATTCTGGTGAAAAGCGTAGTACTGGCAGAAGTCGTCAATGAGAGCGGGAAGTTTCCGCTCGAATTTGACGTAGAACGACTTCAGGACGTTCAACCTTCTGCCAGACGGTTGACCTGCGACAATCCAATTTATATTAGCATTGTAATCCATGCCAATACAAATCGGGGCGAGAGGGTTGCAGTCGCGGTCAGCGCGGCAATCCAATTGAGAATTGACAATTGAAAATTGCGAATTATCCTCGTCCTCATAGAACGACTGCGCTATCTCATCAAGGTATTCAAAATTAGAAGCATCATACTTGTGCTTCTCTCGCATGGAAGAGTAGAACCCATCCTTTGCTATTCCGATCCTCTGACAAAGGATAGAGGTTTGGAATGTCAAAGGAGTCAGGTCGCGCTTCATCTGCCGGATATAATTTTCTCCCAGCAGTTGCAGATTTTCAATAGATGAATACTCCTTGTAGTATGTCGCCACAGAGCGAAGCTGGTTTAGTTGCCTGTCCTTATGGCGTAGCTGATACAGCATCGCCTTTGGCACCTCTGCCCCTGAAGCCTTGATTTTCTTCATCCGCTCCTTCAGCTTCCAGATGTCATAGACCAGCCCCTCGATGGCCCGAATCACCTCCACGTCCATTTTCTCCTTGTAGTGCAGGAACCAAGACCCTTTCTGTGTCTGCGGCATATCCGAGAGAATCAGGATAGAGTGATTGCACGAATGACGTCCGAAGTGCGACTTGATACCACCATTCGCCGGAAGCGTCTCGTCCTTCAGGCGGTTGTAATCAATGAACTTCGCTTCGTCAATCAGCAGCCACGAAAGGGTTAGGGAGTTTGAGGAGCCTGGCCTATCCTGTGAGATAATCACAGCACACGAGCCGTTATAGAACGAAATCACATGTTCAAACTCCGCCGGCTCGATGATAGGCTTCGCAAACGTCTTCGGCGGTTTCCGTCCGATGACATAATGCACGCCCCGGATATAACCCCATCGCTTCCATGCCGCGAACAACCCTGGCAGCGTGTTAGTCAGGCCATGCTTGAATGTCGGTACCACGATGCCCCCTGTGCTGCCCGGCATTCGTTGCATGTTGCGCAGCACAAACGGAGCCGCTATAGAGTCCGTTTTTCCTGTTCGGCGGCCAGCCACGATAACCGAAATGTTCGCTCCGATGAGTTGCGTCAGACGCTGTGGCTTGTTAAAATAGACTTTATTCATGAGGTGGACAAAATGCTTCTGAGGTAGTGACGAAAAACCTTGATTTTTAGAGTTTATTATTGATTCCGCAGATGAAGATGGGATTTTTCCCCTCTTTGAGCAGCAGATTCTTCATCGACTGGAGCGTAGAACCCGTAGTGACAAAATCATCAAACACGATGACATTCCCTTCGTGTGGGATGTTGTTAGCGTCAAACACCGCCCCGATACGCTGCTTCGAGCGACAGTGAGCGCAATCGAAGTAGAAGGGGATGCCTAGCTCTGCAGCCAGACCTTCTGCGATGCGCGAAGCAAAATTCCTCTCCTTGTGCCTTCGCATCGGTGTTGTCACCAACGCCCATGAGCCATTACCGAGATGAAACCCAATCATCTCGTGAATGACCGGCACCAAGTTCTCAATGAAGAACGGCACCATGGAGTCATCCGATTTGATGTCCGTGAGCGTCCTACCGAACACCGACTTCTGCCAAATCGTGATGAAGTTTGTGGAAGCCCGTCGGGTAAGGCGCAGGTGGTACTGGAAATCACACCGTGCCTCCTCCGACTTATCCCATGCCTTTCGGGACTTCACGCTGAATATGTCCTTGCCGGCAGGGGCATTTTCAGAGAGTGAGAAGTCCGGCATTTCGGGCACTACAATCTCCGAGGTTATCGAGCCGATGTCCTCGGGAGAATGGATTTCATTGAGCAGTTCTTCAATCATACTGAGCGTTAAAAAGTTAAACTTAAAATGCCCGACGATGTATCACACACCATCGGGCATCCTGTACAAAAAGTTTTTAGCACGTTATTGAGTGGGAATCAGTCTTCGAAAGCGTTGCAGTCGATCGTTCCTTCCTCCGTGTCAAGGGTGCCCATGTAGAAGGGAGATGGAACCTCGTCCGTAGCTTCCACAGAGATAGTGGTGGACGTGGCCCCTGTAGGGCCTTGTCCGTTATCCTGTGCGACGGTCGTCTTGGTAATCCACTTCTCGCTACCCACGACACGGAAATAGCCCTTGGTATCCTCTACGACAAACACGTTGTCGCTGTTATTGAGGTAGCAAGCAGCAGCCGAAGCTTCAGGACCTACGCCCGGATGCACTGCAGTCAGTTTGTTCAACTGCGTCTGCGAGGGTACTTCACCCTGTGCCTCTGAGGTCAGTTGCGACTTATCCGCCAGGATGTCGATGAACTTCCATTTCGCATCAGCCACGAGGGTGAAGTTGCCTGTGAGAACAGCCGTCTTCGCCCTGCGGTTGTCCTCCCTGTTATAGGGAGGCCACTTAGCGATTTGGCTCTTAGCAATATAGTAGATGCGCTTTCTGATGCCAGGCAGCTCAGGTGTGCCCATGCACCATTCGAGCGACTTTTGAAGGGGAGAACATTCTACAGCCATAACATTCAAGTTGAAAGTTGAAAAATGAAAGTTGAAAGTTAGCCCGCCAGCTCAATGACCTTCATTCTGCGCTTGTCGATAGACTCGAACTGACAGCCGAAGAACATAGTGGCGATGTAAGAGAGGATGAAAGGCTCATACTTCTCCACGGTCACCGATTCCACGTCACCCATCTGGTCATAGCCCACGAGCATGTTTGTCTTCGGTGCGATATGGATGTAGCTAGAGCCAATCTTGTTGTAGAGCGGCACGATATGCAGACGGCCATTGCTGCCCTCAACGGTTGTCTGCTGGTACTGCGTGTTGTAGGTGATGCCCCCGTGGTTGAGCAGATAGCTCTCGTTGTAGGCATCAGCGAACTCCTGAGTGCAGTACATATTCAGATCCATTGCACGCAGGCGCGGGTCGAGAGAGAAGAGGATATCCTTTGCGATGTCGCACGCATTATCCTTGGTGATGGTGTCCGTCAGTTTGAGGTAATTACCCTCTTCAGCCGACAGCTTGCCCGCTGTGACCTCTGCCTTAGTGATGGTATCGAAGCCATCGAAGAGGTCCATAGTGGTGTCACCGGCTGGATTGCGTTTGCCAGCCCAGATAGCCGCATTGAGGTGTTCCGAGAGGCCACGCGCGATGAGCGCCAGCACATGAAGGGCTGTGGGAGCCTTCATCTGACCATCGCCCTTTGTGTCGCCGATTTGACCGAGCAGTGTAGATACTGCGGTGTTCGGTTCAAACTTGGCCACGACACTACCCATGAATGTCTCCAGGGTGCGGTAGTCCACATTGAGATTGAAGTCCGTAGAGCGCGAGGGCTTGTAAGGGCCGAACTGTGCATCCCCGGACAGAGCGCCCACATTCTCCTTATAGCGTATGCCAGGGCGAGCAGTCATGTACTGCAGCGTGTCCTGAATACCGATGATGGGCAGCATGAGGAGGTCCTTGCGGTACTTGGTTGCCGCTTCCTTGAACTCCTCAGGTGTAAATTGAAGTTTTCCTGCCATGATGATGAATGATTATAGATTTGAGATTAGGGAATAGAGTCAGCCGATGGAGTCAAACAGCGCCTTTGCGCGGTTGAACGTGTCGCAGTAGTCTTCAGCTGAAGAACGCTCAGACATTTTATTCTCCTTCTTCTCGTCCTCTACGACGTGAGAAGTAGAATCGCCCGGAGCCTTCTTCAGTTCCGCTATCTGTGCCTGGAGTGATGCAATCACCGTATCTTTAGCGGCCAGAGCCTCGCGGTGTGCCTGTTCCAAAGCGGTGATGCGCTCCTCGGCGGACTGTTGTGTGCTTTCCTGTGTTGTTGTTTCCTGCTGTGCCGAAGCTCCAGGAGCCTGCTGCTGTTGCTGCTGCTCCTGCTGTTGGTTGTTTGGATTCATGTCAGATTGAGAGTTAGAGTTAGACTTAAATAGATTTGTCAGTGCCTCGATGAAGCGAGAGAGCAGAGGAGTAGGCTGCACCTGCGAAGCCAGTTGTGCAGGCACCGGAATGCCCGACGAAGCCATGTCTGCGGCGATGCTGTCCGTGATAATCGGTGCGGCATCCTCGTCGTAGTGGGTGATTTCATCCACGAAGCCCCATTCCAGTGCCTCCTGTGCGGTGAGCCATCCCCCTTTCTTCATCAGTGCCAGCAGTTCGTCCTGCGACTTGTTGCACTTGTCGGCATACATCTGAGCGACATTCGCATCCATTTTCTCCAGGTCGGACTTCATCTGCTTTGCTTCCTTGATGATGTCCGCCAGTTTGTCGCTGTTCGCCGATGCCCAGCGGAAGAACTCCATGGAGCATTTGTGAACGAGATACATGGCCGACGAGTCGATGGTGACGTGCTTGGCACCGAGTGAAGCGATGGTAGCCGCCGATGCATTCATGCCTACGAAATGCACATGCACGTTACCATGGTTGCGGAATGCTGCCACGATAGAAAGTGCCGTTGCCAGCGACCCACCCAGTGAGTCGATGAGCACATGCACTTCCGTATCGGGATTGCGGTTAAGGACATAGTCCACGTAATCGCTGTCGAAGTCATATCCTCCGACATACCCTTTGAGGTGAAGGTGGTATTTTGATTTAGCCATAAAAAAAGAGTACCTTATGCGTTATGATGCAAAAGTACTCCTTAATAAATAGGTAGGAAAAGACAGGGTTAGGCGTGGAAAACCCTTATACAGAGCAGGGAATGAGCGATTTTCTGCGTGTGAACGATACCTTGTAAGCCTTGATGTTCGTTTCCTTGTCAATCGTAGCCGTTATCTCCACCATCGGGTGCGGAGCTTCCCGTGTCCCGATGAGAAACGTGGCCCCTTGTGCATCCTTGATGACGAAAGCCAGGTGAGGAAACTGCTTGATGTCAGCCGTAGAAGAAAACTGCAGCACCGTTTTCTCCGAGTAGCCACCATTGACGTATTCCTGTTCCGCCTCGCATTTTGCGGTGCCATAGTGCTCTATGGCCGTTGGGATAGGGAATACCCCGATAGGGATGCCAGCCATGAACTTCTCGGTGATGTTCGGCGGAAGTTCGCTGCATGGCACGGTGGAGATACCGACGATGTTAGGTAAGGACTGATGCATAAGTGGACAAAAGCTGTTTGAGGTAGTGTAAAAATATCATTCTTTCTTGCGATGTTTGCTTGTCTTGCGGTCTGTCAGCCGGTTATTCGGGCAATATACAGCCCTTTTCCGCTGTAGGATTTTCGCGATGGTGTTCCAGTTCGTATCATCATCCTGAATGCCGTTATCCGCCATCCATTGCGAGATAGTGATGTCCGTCCGCTTCACCACATTTCCTACGGTGTGCAGATCCTTCCAGAGCGCCACCTTGAAGCGGTTGCGGATGCAGGCATGAAGACACACCTCCCCACGCGGCGGCAGGTAGTTG